TCTAATAAGACATCCAATTAGTCAAAAGACCTACTAACAGATAAGACAATTAATTTAAGAAAAACGAAAAACGAAATGATTGTCATCTCGTTTTTTTAAAAGCGGTGAATTAAATTTTATGTCAAAATTAAGCACTCTTAATTAAGCACTCTTAATTTTAAGCACTCTTAATTTTCAGCACTCTTAATTTTCAGCACTCTTAAAAACAAAATCAAAATTAAAATTTCACATCATAACGGTCTATAAATATTTTCTATTTGGAACAACAGTTCGCCCGCTTGTTCTCGGTATGAACTCTTCTGGTTCTTTTTTAATTTTAATAATAGCTGGAGCATCTCCAAGCGGCTCATAGCTCGGGGGTAATTCTTCTGGCTCATCCTTCTCAATTTTAACTTTTTTATCGTTTAATAAAAAGTCGGTATTAATCGGTTGTAATTCGTCTAGATGATAGAAGCCCTTTATTTCATTTAATTCGTAATTAGTGTCATTTAATACTTTTTTAATTGTATAAACTTCGGCAGACCATAAAGGTTTAATTTTATGAAATGCTCCTCTATCAATTAGCACTCTAACGGATTGCCCTACTGTAAGTCCTGTAATGTGATTCAATTGTTCTTGCCCCATAAAATGCTCCTCGGTCTTGCTCTGGTCTTCTTTCGTAGTAAGTATTTCAATCGGTGTAAATTCCAATCCAGCGTGTTTAACATTATTATATGCTTTCGTAATAACCTTTAAAACTTTAGAATCTATCTTACCATATATCACCCGATATTTCTCCAGATAAAGCCGAAGTGTTCTATTGAATCGTTCAACTGGTGAGGTCTTCTTTTTATCACCAGCATTAGCATAATTATACAGAATCTCATTATCATTCAAGTAGCGAACAAAGTCACCAAGAAACTCTGAACCAGCATCGCAAACGAGAACTCCCAAGTCTTTCTTTTCATACCCGTATTGTTTAATTTCGTCTAGGAAATCTTCAAAGACTCCGACAGATTGAGAAGACTTAATAGCCTGTGATTTTGAACCAATTACAAATACTTTGGAGAAAGCGAACTTTGAGAACAAATCAATTATATTACAGAACGCTAAAGTGGAATTATGAAGCCGAATATACATCGTATCCATAAACATTCGTTCAAATGGATAGAAGGCTAAAATGTGCCTATAAATCCCATCATTAACTACAGGTTTAAATACTTGTCTTACACTTTGGTTATCGTAATACAAGTGAGCCTCGCTTTGAGGTATAAGTTCCTCGTGTTTTAGTATTTCATCTTTTTTTAAATTAGATGAAAAACTATTAAAATTAGCCATCAAATTCTCACCATAATAGATATGATTTAATTCAGGTTCGTCCTTTTTAACTTGTGAGAATATTTTATACTGGTCTGCCATACATATATACACTTTTAAAAAAAGTGTAGCCAAAAGCTTCGCTCTTAACCTTCAAAACAAAGCGAAGCTCGGGGGTAAGGGGGTCACGACCCCCTATTTCTTTGCTACATTACATCTTCGGCAGATGATCTGGCAATTACTCTCTGTATGAGCTAGATTGTTATCTATTCTATCAATACTGAAGCATTCCATACCTGAAGTATCTAGCTGTTTCTTACAGTATAGGCAGGTCTTAACTTTCTTCAACTTTTCTAGCACCCATTTTCTAGTGACATACTCGCTCATCTTTATATCTCTATCAGCAGAAATATCCGCATTAATATGACCTGAAATCATATTATCTATTTGAATGGCTCGTTCCTTTTCTCCGCAGTCATTAAAGGCAGCATAAACATTAATATTCTCTATTGATGTAGCTCTAGTAATAGCTGTATATAACCAACAGGAATCAACCATAAACGCATAAGTATCAAATATGGTAATAGGCTCATCAACACTCATACCTTGTAACGAGTGGCAAGTCTGAGCGTAACTCATAATGAAATGATTGTATATCATCTCTAGTGATAATTGAAACTGATTATCGCCATCATCCAGACCCATATATTCCTCACCAATACTTGTAATGGTGTATGTATAATTCACAAATGTTTTATAGCCTTTACCCTTCAACGTCTTACGACATATTAAATCCTGTCCGACGAAATACTTTGTTTCTGGATGATTCTTTTTATAAACTAGATTATTCACCCACGAGCAAGTATTATTCTCGGCACAAACATTTCTAGTCGTGCTGATGTCGTGAGGGTTTGTAATCATATTAATTCCATATTTCTTACAAATAGGTATGAACTCTTTCTTGCTAGTCATCGTTCTAACTTCAAATGATAAAGCCTTCATTATTTCTCTATCCTCAACTGATTTACAACGCTTATTCTCGTGTAGAGTAATACAGTTTGGAAATAATGATAAAATGATACTGTTGTAGTATTTCTTGGTATCTTTAATTGACAAAGACTCACCAACAGGGCTCAATTGAAATTCATCGCCAGTAGCATTAAATTTAATGTCAGGATGTCGTAGCATATAGTCCTTGATTCGGCTCAATCTAGATGTCTCATATAGATATATTTCATCAAATACTATTCGGGTAACTCCTTCAATACTAAATGGTGTCATCTTGGACTCATCACCACCTTCTTTAACAGCTATTCCAATCAATTTATTTAAAGTAATGCTTTCAATATTACATCCAGACTCTTTAAACGAATCGTTTAATTCAGAACATAGAGCATTATAGGGTGTAATAACAAGAGCTCTTTCACCTTCTTTAATGATGTGGTGAATAATACCTGATGTCTTTCCAGCTCCAGCAACATCAGCCTTGAGAATGAGATTGTCAAACACCTTGATTTTGTCGCTTATCTCATCACGATTAAACTCATCAATCAATTCAATATCATTCTTCGTCCTAGTTGTCTTGGGTAAGGATTCAAAGATGTTCTCAATATCTGATGATCTGATTGGTGATGTTTCCGTTAAAGCTACAATAGACACTTTGAGTTTGCCGATAGCATCATAATCATCTTTGTTTTTGAAATTAAAGAGTTCTTTGTGGTCTTTGACAAATGCTTCTATTTTGGTTTTATTGTTCTCAATATGTAGCGAATCTGTATTACATTTATAAACCTCAATATCATAGCTTTCCAGTTGAGCCTTGAGATTTAATAGATTCTTGTGAGCCGCATCATAAACCATCAGACTAATCAATCTAAAACCTTCAGACATCTCACTAGCATTTTCTATATGGTGGAGAAAGAAATCTTCCTTTTCTCCGCTATTACTAGCAAAGAATTGAGCTTCATATTCTTCAACCTCACTAATGCTCCACTCATTAAGATGTTCGTTATAATATGGGTCATCGCATATATCCTTCTCTTTCTCTGAAAAGGATACTGGCACGATACAGCCACCAAACTCTTTATACATAGACAGAGCCTCGTTCCTGTGCTTGAAAATGCCAGTCTTGAATTTCTTGTTTGTTGCCTTGTCGTATGTGCCGACTTGGTGATTAATTAAATCCTTTCTCATTTTAGGACTCAATTTTTCATCTTCATAAATACGTTTAATGACTTCAGCGGCAGTATTAACCTTCAGCTTGGAAATCTGTAAGACCGAGATGATTTTAATTCCAGTAACATCTTGGATATTAATACCTTGACAAATGGAGAGCTTATGGTATGGATAAATTTGTTTATCATCTAACTTCTGGACGAAATAAAAGTTGTAATCTTCAATTGGTTCATCATTATACTCAATAAACTCATCAAACGAATTAACTACTGGAATATGCTTTATATTCATTAAAATACTTGTATAGTATTTGTTGAAATCCATCTCTATACCTTTAACAAGAGGAATCACTATATTTCCAAACTTACCCTTGAGTGGTCTCTTGTAATACGAATCTAACATCGTTCTTACATTAGGATTATAGACTGATTTATAATTGATAGTCAATAGATTATTCGTAACATTATTTTTAACTGATGTGTAATGTCTGAAGATTTCTTCACTATCAAATTCTTTGTGATTATAAACGCCTTCCTCCTGTAATGTACTGACGATAATATTGAGACCATCTATTTCATTATAGTTGTCTAGTCTCAAATACTTAAAACAAATAACACCATCAGTCATCAGGATATTGGCTTTAATTCCCTTTTTGTAGAACTTGTAAAAGAGGTCATAACAAGACGGATGATTGTATAGGATATGTAAATCCTTTTCCTCTGTTTCCAAGTCAATAATAGCGATGAGCTCCTCAAAAGAATTAACCATTCTGGCTTTAATATCCTCATCCCTTTCCATCAGATTATACTTACTACTAGGAATAGAGCATATCTCAGTACGAGACAATAGCTTTTCTTCTAGCTTTTGTTCTAGTCGCTTGAGATTGTGATTTAAATGATAGATATGTTTATCGCTGAATACAACATAGATTACCGTTTTATTCAGGTTTTTATTTCTAGCCTCTGGCTCATAGAATTTCTCAATATTCATATTGGCATCAAACATATACAAGGCGATTTTCCATAGTTTAAAGAAATTGACAACCTCATCAAAACAGTAGCCGTTCTTCGCCTGATTAAGAGTTCTTTTGGGTGCTAGTATTTCGTGAAGAGATTCGTATGTGAGGTTAGCCTTCTTGTACTTGGATTCAATTGTGGTTTTGAATAGGTTCAACAAAAGGGTTAGCCAACAGGATTGAGGGCGATAATTATCTCTGACATATTCACTCTCAAATATCATCTCTAATCCTTTTGGAATTTTGGTGTATTCTTTGAGTGAAAGGGTATGACAAGCTAGACTATCATCCATAGCCTCTTCGGTGGCATAGTTGAGAACAGAATTTTGAGCTGTATCAATCTTTAAATCAGTCATTATGATTAATATTTCCCCGTAGCTAGATCCTGCTTTCTGTAAGTTAATTTTAAATGTATCAAATCCTTCAAATCCCGATATTATATTCATAAAATCGTTATATCGGTCAAATAGTTTTTTGTTTTCTTCATCTTCCTTTTTGGCATCTTCCACCATTTTTTTGTAAAATTCGTCATCTAAATCAATATCTTCAAGCTTTACATCACCAAGCGCATTATCTAATTCAGGCACTATTTCTACAACATTATATCTTTGTAATTGTTTAAAGAGGAAATGGTAATTCAGAGCTGCTTGGCGTTCAAGAAAGAAACTCCCAGTATTTCCTCCATTTTTAGCCGACAAAGCTTTACATTTTTTTCCAGCAAACATAATAAAATCGCTGCCCTTATATAATTCATTCTCGTTTCCGCTTTCAAGAGAATAAAATGACAAGAAGAAACTAACGTTCTTTTTGTTTCCGTGAAGTATATTTCTAAATGCTATTTTCTTGGCAACTATGGTCTGCTTTTCCTCTCTTAACTTTGCCTTTGTATTTATTTTTCTAGTATAATTATCTAGTTCCAAGTTAAATTTACCCAATTTGGTTTTACTGCTCGTCACCTCATTATATCGTGTCATCAACGCATAATATGTTTTTTGTGGAAGCCAAGTCTCTTTTTCCTTAAGTTTATTAATTGTTTCTCGTCTAAATTGAACGATATTATCAACCTTTTTATGTTTGTCTAGTTCAACGTGAAATTTCTCAATTTTATCCTGACTTGATAGCTTGTTATACTTCTTCATTAAAGTAGCGTATTTGTCCTCGGCAATAAATAGTTTCTTTGATTGGAGTTTGATTAAGGCGGATTGTTTGAGTTCGGTGGTATTCATTCTTTTATATATATAGTAAAGATATTTCTTTAAGTGGTTTTAACGCCGTATATATAATTATATTAATTATATCTACTTCAATTTTTTTTATAAATCATTCAATTAAAATATTCCTAAATGTTTGAGTGATTGTTTTCCATAAATATCTTTGTCTTTCATATTCTTTATATTTTTGTGGATTACTTTCTCTACAATTTCGTTTTGATATAATATTCAACTGTCTCGCATTCTCCAAGTTTTTTAATCTGTATTTATAAATGGCTTGCTTATGGGCTTCGTTATAAGTCATTATAATTGAATTATTGTTATAATATCTATAGATAATTCCTTTAAGTAGTTTTCCGCTATACTATATTCCTAAAATTCCGTATAAAGTAATTGACTCATTCCTACAATTACATCATCCTTTAAATACATATGAAATACCCTTGACATCTTATTAGCAGTAATAAAAGTAGCGTTAAAGTGATATGAATTATCATTTGATAAATCAAGGTGTATTCCTTTAACTATCTTAATTCGGCTATATGAATTCTCTAGGATAAAATCACAATAATAAATAGAATCAGACCATAAGTTATTCAATAGATTTATAATTTGTTTCTTTTCATTATAAGGTATATATTCCTTAAAGCATATATGAGGTCTGTCAATCATCAATTTAATAGGTATTAATGGTTCGCTTTCCACAACAACATCTTCAACAGAAGATGAGTCACAGTCTTCAATCACATTACATTTAGTTTTTAATTGATTTTCAATAGACCTCTTACGCTTTAATCTCTTTTTCATAGATTTCGTTAATTGGTTAGGTAATAATATTGGTATAATGATTGGATTAAATATTCTTTCTAAATGAGTATAATAATCATCTGTATTACTAAATCCATCTCTTAATCTTGCTTGAGTTATATTCTTAATATTAAAATGATTTCTTAATTCTTTCTTCTGATGTAAAGTGAGTAGCATTATACATAGATATAGTATTATAATTCTATATATTAGTTTCCTAAAGTATATAATTTCCATTCGGCTTCTAATAATTGCTCTTTCAGTTTATTATACTTTGAGAGAACTTTTTTACACTTTGGATGACACGTCGTTAGTATCACTTCAAATAGCTCTGAGTAGCAGGGTCTATATAAAGATTTTTTATGAATGAAAGAACAAGAACAAATAGTACATATATTTTGAAGAGGTGAGATACGGAGCATATAATAACTGGAGATAAAAAATCGTTGATTGTTCTACTTAAAAACGAAGCTTTAATGTCCTAACATTCTTGTACTATTTTTATTACTATCATCTCGTGTAACTCCCCATATTTTAAAAGTATAAATAGTATTTGGAAATGAACCCGTTGAAGAACAGGCTGGTGTCGTCCCATCGATACATTTTAAAAAACTAATAGTAATATTTGCGAGGTCTTGACTTTTTCCAAAAGTAGCAAAATTAGAAGCATAAAAATTAACACTAGTAGATGTATTAATAGCATTCGGAAAAGTAAATGCTCCTATTAGAGTAGTAGATTTATTTACATTTGTTTTCATATCATACGTTTGATTAATGAAAGGGAGACCTGCGATTTGAACCATAGTAGCTAGATTTTCTGCGTCACCCATAGCATACCCATTTCCAGCGGACGCTGTAGCATTATAAGCTTGCTTAACCTTTGAGGTTGCTATTGAATTGAGAGTAAGATTGAATAAATCATAATTGTTATACATCGTACCTAGTAAGGTTCTCAAATCAATATTTTTCCAAGTCATAACTGTATTCGTGGAATTAACCACACCGTAATTATCTTCTGTTGTATTTAAATCAAAAGAGCGTAATACTAAAGAGGCATTTTCAACATTCATCGGGTATATATACACCCAATATTTTTCTTTTTCTTTTTTTTCCTAAAGCCTTTAAAACTTGACGTAGCAAGTTGAATTATCACATACGACCAGTAAATCAAAATTGGCGAAGCAATCAAACCTAGTTGATGTTGCTGAACCTTGAGCTGCAAAATTGGCTAAATAATAGATGTCACTTGTATTTGTATTAAAGCCAGAATAAATACTATCTTTTGATGCTGAAGCATAGTTTTCCAAATTGATCCCGACATAGAAAGAACCAGAACCACATGTGGTTGCGTTGTTTGTTTCCAGAGTAACAGTATTTGCGGTATTTGACGATTGAGAGTAAGAAGTCTTTTCTATAGACGGTTGATGATTAATATTTCCAAGCGAATCAATTGACTTCATTAGTTCTGCGAACATCTCACAGAGTGTAGAAGGAGCTTTTGGAGGCATCACTTGCGAACCTACACGAAAAGTATAGTCAGTAATTCCCATAGTCGTACTGGAAAAAGGGTAATAAGTTAAAGCACCACTTCCATTTGCTCTTTGTAGCATATATAGACCCTTAACGCTGCTGAATTTTGCTGGAACGGGCATAGAAATTGAAGTGGCAGATGTACCTAATGTTGCCGTAAATTGATAATTACGGAACGAGGGTACGACAAACTGGAGTGGCTGTCCTCCAAGACTAGACTGAACCATAGACATAGCTTCATCTGATAATTCCATCATTTCTGCTACATATTCAACGTTGTTAATGAGCCCAGAGTTCGTTATTGCTGAAATACAATTCATACCATAGTATAATTGAGATACAAGCTGAATCTCAATACGAATTGGTGCTGAAGTACAAGCCCAAAGAGGAAAGTAATTCTGGCTACATAATGCTCCCATAATGGAAATAAGATTGATACAGTATGTCTGGACGGTAGTAACTTCGGCTGCTGCTAGTTGAGGAGAAATAGAAGCGGTGGTAGCGTTCCTTAAGCTCTCCCCTGAATTGACTTGGAGACAAGAAATAGGATTCTCTAGCCGAGCAAGTGATACATTTAGACCTGTTACTAGATGTGCCGCATCAGCAAATCCAGTACTATAATCACCCGCTAAAGCTTGCGAACTAGTTGACGGAATAAAAGTAACTAAATCGTTACGACAGCCTGCCAACATATTTTGCTTGCCGTAAATAGAATCAGTAGGCTGTTGAATATCAAAAAGGAGTTTAGCTAGAGCACCATATGAATCTTGGTCTTCTATAAGATTAGAACCTGAAAAAACACGAATACGTTGAATAAGACCGTGAGCACCACATGAATCAAATCGTAAAACATTTCCAGCTCCTGTGCTTGTTTGAGCCATAACGTTAAATTTGAGATAAGAGTCAAGAGTACTAATACATAAATTATGGTTCGTTGGAATATTCAGGATTATTGTGTCTCCTAAATTATACGGACCTGTGCCATTTTGTGGCTGAATATTTGCTTTGTATGACCTAGCGCTAGAACTTTCGACCTTTCCTTGAAAACGCAAATTTTTGGGCAACATTTTATAAATTAACACTATATAAAAAATATTAATTTATATTATCTTTTTCCTAAACCAGTCGGCATATTTTGAGAATTAATACTATTTCCATTTTGATTATAAATTTCCCTTAATCCTCCAGCTGGAGATGAACTTATTGATGCTGGAATATGTCCCTTTAAACCTATAAAATTAGCAGCTACTGGAACGAACTTTGTCCCTAAAGTTTTGATTGGATTCATACCCTTTGAGCCAATTGATTTCATTATATATAACTTTTAGAAAAAGTTATAGTCAAAAAGCTTCGCTCTTAATATTCCTAAAGTGTATCGTCTGATACAAATTTTATTACTTCCAGCTGTAGAGTGAGAGAAAAATTACATCCATTTAAATCTAAAAGATTGTTATTCTGATCGTATAATTTGATATTTATATGTGAGAGGTTATTTGAATACAAATTGGTTTTAAAATTATTCTGATTTGTATATGTAATTAGAGAGTATGGATTTGATTGAACTGGAATAGAACAAAGGATATTTCCCTCTGCTAGATTGCTATGGTTTATGTTTCCCGTAAGTAAGTTTGACGAAATACATACTGCTTGTTTTGGTAATAGATTGACGCATTTATAAGAGGTTAGACTATAATTAAATCCTGTTGAATATAAAACATCACTCGTAAATCCAAGGAGAGAAAAACAAGTAGAATATTCAGGGTAAAATACGAAATTCGCATAGGTTGAAGTAAAAACGAATTTGTTTTGAATCGGTAAATATAATACGGTAAAAGTAGGTAAATTAGCTGATAAATAACTAGCTAATTGAATGGCATTATAATTACCAGGTTGTATCGTTATATAGTTAGTTGAAGAAGAATTAAAACTAAACGTTAATGTATTATTTGTACTGTCTATTCCATAAAAACTATAGGGTATAATTGCTGATTGAACTGATAAAAGTATTTGATGCTGACTAGGAAGCTCTATTTGAGGTAATATAAAATTACAATCAGAATTACTATGATTATTATAAGAGTCAGCATCAGCACTATTCAAATGTATTTGTATGGTCTCTAGATTCATTATGTTATACTATACAAGGATTTTTTCATTCTTAATATTGTTTATATCATGAGCTCTTAATGGATTTTGTGATGGTTGATTTTGAAGTGTTTTCATTCTTGTAGTCCCTGAACCAAGCAGAGAAACAATATCACCTTTAGAACGATAAGCGTCAGTATTACTTCTAGTTTTTTGTCCTATGGTATATCCTGCGTCTAGAGTTATTGCTTTATCTCCACCTGCTTTTGAGGTTATATATCCCGCAATAGTTCCACCGAGACTATGACCTGCTACAGTCGTATTTTTTGGATTATATTTTTGTTTAGCTTGTTTTAAAATACTATCACTCTCTTTATAACGATTTGTATCCTTAATTTTTCCAAGTGCGAGATAGACGTCTGTCCCCCAATCTCTTATGTTGTGTGTTCCTGCTATAGTCATAAGTAATTTCTTTTCTGTCGGCTTCCAATAGATTTGTTCGTTATGATTACTTAATTTTTTATCTAGATAATATCCTCTGTTAAGCATCATTCTTTTTGAATCGTGAAGGGGTTTATACGAGTTCTTTAGAGCATCGTGAAGTGATAAATTTGGTTCTAATCTTGCCATAAAGTATATGGAGAAATTATTCGTCTAATACCTCTATAACCCCTAGATATTCCTGACGGTCATTCATCTCCTCTAGAGGAGAACGGGTATTAGCTGCCATAGCCTCAATAATCTCTTTTCCTGCTGGAAGATTTAAAAAAGCCGTCGGGTTTGAAATCCTAGAGAGTTGAAACTCTGGTGATTTATAAAAAGCATTATAAGCCACTTTTCCCCAATCAATCTCGTCTCGTTGTCTAGGTGCAAAATTGAGACATTCTGGAAGCTTTCCAAGCTTAAACTGTATATTAATATCACTTATTGATTCCATCTTATATTACTTAATATTTTAATTTCAATAGATTAAAGTTTTTATATAATAAATCTTTGCACGTATCAATATCTAGGTGAGTATATGGCTTATCAAATACGTAGTCATACAGAAGCAGAGCATCGTCTTTTTTAAGGTTTAATATCTCTTCCGCTATAATTTCAAATTCTGCTTTATTTTTTGTTTTAAATAGAGTCAAGTACGTCACCTGCTTCCTCAATTGCTTCGGCATATAGGTATAGCTTTGTAGAGTGATAAAAAATGAAACACATAAATGACGAGCTTTAATAATAATTTTATTCAAAAACTTTTGTATCTCCATATTTTTCAGAGCATCTGCGAAGTCATCTAGGATAATTGCTGAATATTCTATTTCCTTTTTCTCTTCCTTTTCTTCTTCCTCTTCTTCTACTTCAGCGAAATTATTCTTTTCTTTTGGCTCTGGCTTTTTAGTAGCGTCATCTTTTTTAGATACGAGTTCATCATATATTTCCTGAAGAATTCCAATATTTAATTCGTGATATACTTTCTCGTGTTTTTCAAATGGATGGCTCTTTATTGAGTTGAAACTAGCAGCAGGACAGAAGTAATATATATTATCAAATACTTTCTTGTATTCAGTTTTACTTTTAAACATATTGAGTAAGAGATTACTTTTTCCAGAACCACCCGAGCCTGTCAATAAATATATCCCACCATTTCGTCTAGAAACATTTTGGTTTATAACATCTAAATAGATGTCCTGTCTTTCTTTAATAGGTTTCATTTTTAAGTTGTCCTTATTTACAATCAACTCAATATCTAATATAGGCATTTAACATAGCACAATATTATTTTCTAAATAGATTGTATATGAGCGATATTATCAACAACGAAGAAAAGGAAGAACTTAAGGAATCCGATACTGAAATACTTAAACCCAAAAAAGAGAGGAAACCAAGGTCGGAAAACCAAAAGGAACAGTTCAAAAAGGCTGCTATAAAACGAACAGAAAACATAGCTAAATCAAAAGAAGATAAAAGAGTAGAGGCTGCTAAATTACTCTTATCTAAAGGTATTAAGATTCCAAAACAAGAACCAGAAACAGAATCAGAGTCAGAGTCAGAGGAAGAAATAGTCGTTGTTAAAAAGAAGAGAGAAATCAAACCTAAACCAAAGGATAAGAGGAAGAAGAGAGTCGTAATTGAATATAGTGACTCATCAGATAGTGATAGTTCAGTTCCACCAAGCCCACCACCAACACCACCTCAAAAAGAGCGTAAGCTAGTATCTCAACAAAATAAAAAGTCATTAATTAAAGTCAATCTTCCAGTTCCAAAAATAGTAAATTATTTTGCCGACTAAATATATAATGGAAACTAAAGTGAAGCATTTAGTCTCTCTTGCTATTAAAGATTTAAAACATTTAGGATTGCTTGGGAAAAAGAAGAAGAGAAGGAAGAAGAGAGCGAAAGCATTACAGAAGCAGGAAATAGCTAAAGCAAATGAACGAACTAGCAGCGAACATATGGTTGGATACTCAAAACCATCAGCATCATCTCAATTTTCAAATTCAAATAATATAGCGATTGATACACAGCATAGAGTTAATGAGGCTATTAGACAGAAAGAAGAGCTAGAACGAAAGCTAAAAGCAGAAGAACCAACATTACAAAGCAAACATAATGAGTTAGAAAATCAGATAATAGATAGTATAAATTACGTGAAAGATAGGTTTGATAATCCTCCACCACCTCATAATTTAAATGTAAAACTAGACGACGCAAGTCAAGGTTTTAACGCTCAAACACCAACTAGACATATTTCACTAGTTCAAGAAGTAGGCACTCCAGCAGCAGAAAAACCACCTCTTACTCTAGGTGATTTTAAATTAAGTGATTTATATGCTCTTCAAAATTCAGCTACAAAGGGTTCAACAAGCAAAGCAGCTACGTTTGCTGATGATGATGTTGATAATTACATTAGGAATCAAGCAGAATCTCTAGATGTAGATGAACCAAAAGCAACAGTAGTACCATCAACACCTTCAAAGAAAATAGGTTATAATGAAGCTAGAGATTTACAAAAAGCTGAAGCTGTTAGGTTATATGGACCGCTCCCTAGTGGAATGGAAAATTCAACAAGCAAAAGAACAATTGATAATTGGATGGAAGAACAGAGAAAACTAAAAGAACGAGCGGCTAATAAGGCAACTTTTGACAAACTAGCTAATAAAAAAAAACATAGTAATATATAAGATGAATAATATGTTTAACGTCAATTTTGCGTCTTTAAATGGATTATCAAATATATTTACAGACGATTTAAATACTAATAGTTTAGAAACTAACACGATAAACGGTTTAAATATTTCATCATATTTAGGTGTAACTGGAGCACAAGGAGCTACTGGAACTGTTATTTATTCGGGTCCAACAGGAGCAACTGGATTACAAGGATTAACAGGAGCTACTGGAGCTGAAGGAAGAACAGGTATTCAAGGCTATATGGGAGTAACAGGTTCTACAGGAGCACAAGGAATACAAGGTAATGTTATTTATGTCGGAGCAACAGGAGCAACAGGATGTACTGGTTCTACAGGACAGGTAATATATGTCGGAGAAACTGGTTCTACTGGGGCTACAGGAGCTAGAGGTCAGGTAATATATGTCGGAGAAACTGGAACTACAGGCTCTACAGGCTCAACAGGAATGAAAGGTGATAATGGGGGTGTTCCTCAATTAATTATTAGCACAGTATCTTGCGATGGAAATCCAGCGAACGTTTGGCTCAATACATATAATCCGTTATTATATGGGTTTGGTATTAATTTACAGAAGGGTGATAAGGGAGATATGGGAAACCCTGGACAGAAAGGAGATACTGGAGATACAGGTTCAGCGAACGTTGGTTCAATTTTATCAGGTGTTATTTCTGGAGTTGGTCTCGTATTAGGTATTACTGCGTATGCAACTTTATCAGCGTGGATTGGAGCTATATCAGCCGAAGTAACAGGACTCGTTGCGTCAGTTTCATCTCTTGATATTAGAACGACAGCACTAGAAGCAGTAACCCTTTTTATGTCAGCTTTTCCAGGAGCACATCCTATGACTAGGTTTTCATCTGAATTAACGATAAATAGTGGTATTGTTTCAGTTCCTATAACAGATGTAATCTTATTAGAGCAAACAGGTGACATTACTAATACTGGATTTACTCATACGACAGGAGATATACGAGGTGGTTCCTTAACTTCAACATCTACCATTACAGCATCAGGACAGGTTCAAGGCGGTTCAATTAATTCAACCTCAACAATAACGGCTACAGGATTAATTAATGGCTCGTCAATTCAAGGTAATAATATAGTCTCGACTCAAACTAATCCTCTGAATGGCTACATATCCGCAGGAGGCGTTTTAAATGTAGGAACTAATTATAACCCTCTTCTATATGGTATGACACACAATATAAATGGTTCTATTTTAAATGTTAATTGTAGCATAACAAATTTTAATGGTGAAGTTAATTTTGTATCAGCTGGAGGTCAAAATTTCTCTATGTCAGGGTTTATGAATCAATATAATTTCTAGACAGTATATAATTAATAATGGCAACAGGTATGACTGGCACATCCGCACCAACATATTATACTTATAATCGTTTTTTAGATACTACTATATATGGAATTTCTAGAAATTTAGACAAAATAGATATATCAGGAACTATCGTAGAAAATGCCGATTCTATAATACAAAGGAATCTTTCTATAGGTGGTAATTTAACAGTAGGAAATATAACATTAAATTTAGGGTCACATATTACTTCAAATGGTCTTACAATTACAGATTCTCAATTAGGATATCTAGCGACTATATCGGGAGATATTCAAACACAAATAAATAATTTAGCTCCAATTTCAGGTAGTCTTAATTATGCTCCAATTTCAGGTAGTCTTAATTATGCTCCAATATCATCACCAACTTTTACAGGTATTCCTTATCTAACCACAACTCCTAATGCTGGTAATTCATCACAGCAAATAGCAAATACTGCTTTTGTTACTAATGCTATTACAACATTAAATTCTGGTTTAACATATGCGCCACTAGCCAGTCCAACATTTTCGGGAATACCAACCGCTCCAACAGCCGCATTATCAACAACAACATTCCAATTATCAACAACAGCTTTCGTTCAAAATGCTATTAGCAATTTAAGTATAGGAAATTATTTAACATCAGTTCTAGCGGCATCCACTTATTCTATAAAAATAAATCCAACAGGAGGGCAGAATAATTATGCTCCTATAGCAGCACCAGTTTTTACTGGAATTCCAACCGCTCCAACAGCCAGTTTAGGAACATCAAGTCTCCAATTATCAACAACAGCTTTCGTTGCTAATGCTATTAGCAATTTAACTATAGGAAATTATGCGCCATTAGCAAGTCCAATATTTTCGGGAATACCAACCGCTCCAACAGCAGCATTATCAACATCAACATTACAAATTTCGTCAACCGCATTCGTTCAAAATGCTATTAGCAATTTAAGTATAGGAAATTATTTAACATCAGTTCTAGCGGCATCCACTTATTCTATAAAAACAAATCCAACAGGAGGGCAGAATAATTATGCTCCTATAGCAGCACCAGTTTTTACTGGAATACCTACTTGTCCTACAGCCAGTTTAGGAACATCAAGTCTTCAACTCTCATCAACTGCCTTCGTTGCTAATGCTATTACAAATTTAAATAGCACAATATTGTCCGCAGTAAATACTTGGACTGGATTATCAAATACTTTTACAGGACTAATATATTTAGATAGCACTAATTTAAATACAGAAATATTTAATTTCTTTTCAAATACATCCATTTACGGAAGCGCAGGAGTGAATTTGATGGCGGGTGGAACTACAGGCTGGGCTGGAAATACGAACTCATTATCATTAAATCCAACATCTTGTAATATTGGTAGTGCTTTAACATCAGGAGGTTCTATAACCAGTTCAAATAGCATAATATCACAATATTTAAAAACTTATAATAATTCTGATCCATCATTTCCATCAACATATGCGTTAGATACATTATATTTTCAAACAGCATTTTCTCAAACAACACAATCGCCAGTCGCAACTATAACAACATCAAATACTTTATATACCGCTTTTAGTATTCCAGCTAATTATAATAAAAGTATTAATCTTTCAATTCCTATTGCTTGTGGAATTAATGCGGGTTCATTTACAAATTCAGGAACATCAACTATAACAATTACAGAAACAATATCAAACTATAATTTTTTAATTTTTAAAGATGGGGTATTATCTCAAACAATAGCCGCAACTAAAAACTCAACTGGTATATTAAGCTCTCAAGTTGTAATTACAATACCTTCTCCTTCATCTGGATTTTTTTCCTATTATATGTTTTTGGCTAATTTTTCGGCATCCTTCACTCCAATATTTTCAGATGTGGCAGCATCATATACTATATTTTTTACATCAACTCTCACTACTACAACATCAAAAACAATTATACCACTCACCGTATATACTGGAACTCCATATATGCGATATAATTGTAGCAATTTTACAACAAGCACTACTACATTAACAAATTGTTCAATAACCCCTATGTATGGAACTGGTGGGTCAGTCTCAACAATATCAACATCGGAAAACACCAATACAGCAATAGGGACAACGTATGTAAATAATTTAACTTCAGCAAATCCTATTGCTTTATCGTATTCTGTATTACCAACATTATTTTCAAATCAAATTGGATATTCAGCGCCAATAAGTTATTATAATGGAACGGCTGTTACTAATGGTTCTTTTGTAATTTTAGCAAAAACAACTGGTTCATTACCAATAGGAAATCATAATGTTTATTGGACTACGGCACTTGCTAATACTGTGGGAAATGGTACTATTAGTGTTGGTATGTATGGTGTCATTTTAGCCCCTACAGCAACATCACCGACTTCATTTTCAGGTTCAAGTTATACCGAAGTTCATAATCAAACAGCATATAACAACCAAAACCAGTTATATACTAGTTCGGCGTTTGTATCACCAGCTACAGCAAACTATAGTGTATATTTATGTGTTAATATAGCGTTTATTAATACGGTAATGACAACCAGCTCACTTTCAAATCTCCAAGTAATAAGAACCAGTTAATTAAGGAAAATATTTTATAGTGTATTATTATAAAATGGCAACAAAATGGGTGACTTTTCTAACACAATACTTTAGGGATAAGAAAAAAACTAATCCTTCTTACAAATTCAAACAAGCGATGATAGACGCATCGAAAGAATATAAAAAGGGAGCATCATCTACTGCTAGTAATTCAGGTTTCACTAACTAGGAGCTTTTTTTAGCGGTCTATTATATGGCTGATATATCTCAAATCGTACCTTTGAAAAACTCTTTAGCACAGAGACAAACTACTAGCTCCATCGTGGATACGGTAATTACACAGATTCAAGGAATACCAAACCATTCTACTCTAAAAAACGATATGGAGCTTTTGCTCTATGCTTGTAATATTGTAGAGCATCTAGGAACAAAAAAGCTAGATAAAAAGGAAATAGTATTGGAAGCATTCGTTAAATTATTTTGTTTAGATAGTCAAGAGCAATCACAGGTTAAATCTAGTATTGATTTTCTTTGGAACAACAAACAGATTAAGAAATTAAGTAAATCAAATCTATTACTTAAATCTGTTATTGCTTGGCTAAAAAAAAAGTTGCTTTAGGAATACATAATGTATTGTTTAATTCGTTACAAAGTAAATATCCCCTATTTAATACGGTTTTTAATCCGTCGGTATTAATTATACCACATAATACGAATTCAATAGCTAGTATTATTGTTAGCGTTCTTGGTGTTAAATTAGGTTACTCTTTAGGTATAATATCGGTTATAATATTATTCCTCTAACATATCCCCTATATGTAAGCAACATACACGAAAAAATCGGTGTATGTCGGTTACATACACGATTTTATTTTGGCTCCATATATGATGGAGCCGTTTTTTATCGCACCATCAAGGATGGAGCCACTTTTTTTTTACATAAAATTTAATTCCAAATAATTAAAAAAACGAGATGACAATCATTTCGTTTTTCGTTTTTCTTAAATTAATTGTCTTATCTGTTAGTAGGTCTTTTGACTAATTGGATGTCTTATTAGA